TATGGCATATCAGTTATACACTGATAAATCATCAGGCGGATATAGCTATTTATGGGGCAGTAATTCGACAACTGCAAATGGTGGACTACGAAAATACAAAGAATTCTATTGTGTAGCAATGGGTTCATACTACGGTCCGGACGGAACATTTATCAAAGTGGAATTTGATGATGGGAAGACGATTTATTGCGTAAAGGCTGACGAAAAAAAAGACAGTGAAACAGACAGCAAACATATGTATCACGACTATCCGTTTGATCGTAATGTATTGGAATTCATTATTGACAGAACAGTTGTGCGAAATAATGATGAATTTACATCAGCATTAAATGCCGCCGATATAAACCGTTCAGCACGAATCAAGGCAATATGGACTTCGGACAGCGAACCAACCTACGGCGGTGCAGGAAGCACAACGGCAGAAAATGAAAAAGAATATCATTTTATTGATACAAACGAGAAAATTTCCATACATCCGACAATATTCAAACAAACACCAATGCAGTGTGACCGCCATAATGGTGGTTTAACGGTGTTATGCAACGATATTGATATATCATCATATGTGGGCGATATATCGTGGCAAAATACCAAGGATACGCTTGCAACGCTGTTTAATTTCAGCGTACCAAAGGCAGGTGATATGAAGTACATCAATATGTACAAACCGCAAGAGGGCGATATAATTCGTTATAGCGGCGGTACACAAGAAGATTTTAGGGGTGTAATTATCGAAGTTGATGACGGCGATAATTACGTTAATAAATATGTTGCCGGTGATGTGGGACAGTATCTGAACAAAACCAGTGATACATATCAATTCACTGCAATGCGTGCTGACGACTGCATTAAAAAAATATGCGGTGATTTGTGTATTCCTATTGTGATGATACCGGAATTACCGTTATTG